AGACAAGGGCCGCCATTGTGCGGCCCTTTACATTTTCGATTATGATTGTATTATTATTGGTTGAGGCCACCCGGCGTGGTCTCTTACACCCTTCCCCGGCGTGAAGGGTCCAAACCAAAACCCGGTTCTTAATCGCCCCGGCGCGCGATGATGGACTAATCCTTGAAAGAGGAGGACTCCCGTCATGGCGAACACCAATGCGCCTTTCGGATTCCGTCAGTACAGTGGCAACGGCTCTGCTCCGACCTACGAGCAGGTCCGCATGCGTATTAAATCGGATTACACGACCGCCATCTTCTTTGGCGATGCCGTCATCCCCGTCAGCACCGGCTACATCCAGCAAGCCACGGCTTCGACCGTTCAGGTCGCGGGCATCTTCATGGGTTGCAAATATCTCTCGGTGTCGCAGAAGCGCACTGTGTGGTCGAATTATTGGCCCGGCAGCGACAACTCCGGTGACGTGGAAGCCTACGTCTGCAACGACCCGAACGCCAAGTTCATCGTTCAGGCCGGCGGCACTGCGGTTGGTATTGCGGCGATCAACGCCAACATCCAGCTCAATGTCGGCACGGGCAACACGGCCACGGGTATCTCTGGCATGTATGTCGAGACCCCGAACACGACGGACACCCTGCCCTTCCGCGTGGTGGATATCGTTACCGAACCCCCGGGCGCGAACGGCACGGACTACGCATCTGCGTATAACCATGTGATCGTCGCCTTCAACAACGTCTCCACCAAGCAGCTTACCGGCGTGTAAGAAGGAGTAACCAACAATGGCTGTCAATCTTTCGGCTATTAAAGACCTTCTTCTGCCCGGTCTGCGTGGCATTGAAGGCAAGTATGAGCAGATCCCGTCGCAGTACGACAAGATCTTCACGAAGCACAACTCGAAGATGGCCCTTGAGCGCACCGCTGAAATGCGCTTCCTTGGCTACGCGCAGCTTAAGACTGAAGGCGGCCAGACCGCTTTCGACAACGCTGCCGGCGAGCGTTATGTCTACAACCAAGAGCACAATGAAATTGGCCTTGGTTATGCCATCACGCGCAAGGCCATCGACGACAACCTTTACAAGACCCAGTTCGCTCCGTCGAACCTCGGCCTGATCGAATCCTTCGCCCAGACCAAGGAAATCTACGGTGCCAACGTCCTCAACACCGCCGACACGTACAGTGCAAATGTTGGCGGCGACGGCAAGGCCCTGTGCGCGACCGACCACCCGATTGATGGTGGCACGATCTCCAACAAGGCGACGGTTGAGCTGAACGAAGCGACGTTGCTCAGTTCGATGATTGCTATCCGTACGAACTTCAAGGACCAAGCCGGTCTGAAGATCTTCGCGCGTGGCCGTCGTCTCGTTGTGCCGCCGGCTCTGGAGCCTACCGCAATTCGTCTGACAAAGACGGAACTGCGCCCCGGCACGGCGGATAACGACATCAACGCGATCATGATGACTTCGGGCGGCCTGCCTGAAGGCTACATGGTCAACGATTATCTCACGGACACCAACAACTGGTTCCTGCTGACGAACATCGACGGCCTGTCTTACATGCAGAGAATTGCATTTGAAACAGACATGCAGGTCGATTTCGTTACTGACAATCTGCTTGTCAAGGGCTACGAGCGTTACTCGTTCGGATACTACAACTTCCGTTCGATCTATGGTTCGTTCCCGACCTGATCAGCAAAGGCGGGGAGCAACCCCCGCCTTTTTTCTAGGACAATTGATCACACTGACCGACCTAGCGGACGCTGCACAGACAGTGTGATTGCATCGTGCAGGAGGCCCTTATGGGTGCGACTACATTTACCGGCCCTATCAAGGCAGGTAACGTCCTTAATACAACCGGTAGTACTGCTGGTACGATTAAGAACGTCGGTTTTGTTGAAATGAGTCAACAGGCCGCAATTACCCAGTCTGCTACGGCGGCTGCTACGGCAATTGTGATTCCGGCAAACAGCACTATTGTTGAAATCACTCTTTTCGTCACGACTGTGTGGTCAAGTGCAACGACGACTTACACGGTTAGTGTTGGAACGTCTGCGACTGCTACTGAGTTAGTTGCGGCCACAAACGCCAATGCTATTGGTATTCTGGCCCTTACGCCCGGTACTGATGCTACGAAGACTGGACTTTGGGTCAATGTCGGCACCAGCGACGTCATCATCTACGTCATCTCTGGAGCCCCCAGCGCAACCCCCGGAGCGGGAACTCTTGTGGTCCGCTACATTCAGGCTGCCAACGCCTAATTTCGAGCTACAGGAGGCTCTCATGGGTGCATACGAAGGTAAGGCTTCCACGTTCAAGGAAGCAAAAGAAAAGACCAATGGCTTCAAGAAAGGCGGCAAGGCTGACAAAAAGGTCATGTCCGAAGCTGCTGAGGGCATGCGTCCTCGTCGCGCGACTGGCGGCGGCGTGATGTCATCTGCTGCCAGCGGCACGCCGCGCGGCAAAGCCTCTCACTACTGATCCCGGCCCCTTCCCGCAGGATTAGTAATGAGCTACGGGGGGCTAATGCCCCCCGTATTGCGATGGGGACGAGGATGGCAAAGACACCCGCATGGCAGCGCGCTGCCGGCAAAAACCCTGAAGGCGGTCTCAACGAGGCCGGGCGTCGCTCTGCGAAGGCGCAGGGCATGAACTTGAAGCGGCCACAGCCTGAAGGCGGTCCTCGTAAAGATAGCTTTTGCGCCAGAATGACAGGCATGAAGCGAAAGTTAACTGGTTCTGCGAAGGCAGCAGATCCAAACAGCCGAATCAATAAGGCGCTCAGAAAGTGGGACTGCTAATATGGCTGAGAAACCGTTCTGGAAGAAGGACGCTCCGAAAGATGCGAAGGAGCGCAACATGAGCCGTCAACAAGTGCGCGAAGCAAAGGCTCGCGCTCGTTCCGCTGGAAGACCTTGGCCAAATCTGATAGATAATGTAACGGCCCTGCGGGTGGGAAAGAAAGGCAAGTAAGATGCAAACAAAAACGGTTAGCGTCGGCCCCGTCACAGCCGCAGTCACCAATCAGGTGTGTGCATCACAGACGCCAAATGCCGGTCAAATTATCATCAATGGCGCGGGCGCGACTTTCAGTATTAATAACATTGCCGCAGCGCAAGACCCTGCGGGCGCAGGGGATCTCACGCTCGCATCTGCGTGGATTTCTTTTTCACTGCCGCGATATGTTTACATCACCAGCGCAGCGAATGACACTGCGATCACTTTTACGGTCTATGGTTGGGATGAAAACAATTCTCCAATTGTTGAAGCAATCACTGGCGGCAATACTAAAGCGGTATCAAGTACCAAAAAATTCTTGGTTGTGACGCGCGTTGCCGTGAGCGGAAATTCTGGCTCGGTTCAGGTCGGCTCGTTTGAAGGTGCGACGTTCACCGGCTCGACAGCGCGTCAAGTGACCATTGTTGCTGCTGGCAATGAAAGTTCGAATACTTTTGTTGTGACGGGCACAAACGTCAACGGAGCCCCTGTTTCTGAAACTGTAACGGGTCCGAACGCGACGACGGCAACGACCGTGTCCTACTTCAAGACGGTAACAAGCGTTACGATCTCTGGCAATGCGGCTGGCTCGCTGACTGTTGGCATGACCAACACAGCCACATCGCCGTGGGTTCGGTTTGATGACTTTGCGCCATCGAACATATCGCTCCAGTGCGATGTTACAGGCTCTGCGACTTACACGGTTCAAAGCACGCTTGACGATCCAAACGATCCGTTTAGCCCTTCTTCAATCTCGGCAATGAACTGGGTTAATAGCTCTGACCCTAATGTCATCGCGGCGACAACGACGCAGCAATCGAATTTCCTGTTTGCGCCGCGTTATGCTCGTGTAATTCTAACTACGACCAGTACGGGTTCTGTCAGTGGCATGTTCCTCCAGAGTTCAAATGGGCCGATCTGATGCCGGGGTTATCTATAGGCAGTGGATTAAGCGCAGGAAATGGGCTCAGTTCTGCGCAGGGGCTGTCTCGTGGGGGCGGTCTGTCTTTCCCCGGATTTACATCGTTGAGCCTAAATTTTACTACGCCGCCTCTTGCGTCATTTTTAACGCCTGTAGCGACGAGCTTGGGCACTCTGTATGATAGTTCAGGCTACATCACCTATAGACCAAATAATCTGCTGCTGAACTCCGCGACTCTTTCAACGCAAAATGTGACGACTACGGCAGCATCTCCATATATTCTTTCTTTCAAAGGAACGGGCACAGTAACATTGTCTGGCACATCGACGGCTGGGCCATTGATTGGCACAGGCGGGAGTGATCGTGTTTTCTTGAAATTCTCACCTACTGCCGGAACGCTCACGCTCACTGTTTCTGGAACTGTAACTGAAGCGCAGCTTGAAGCTGTAACCTACGAGACTGAACCACGCACCTACAACGCAACGACCGGGAGCGCCTATTACGGCCCGCGCTACGACTACAATCCGGCACATGGGCAATCAGGAGCGTTGCTGCTTCAAGAACTTTCGCGCACCAACCAGATTTCATATTCAACTAACTTGAGCAATGCTGCCTATGCAAAGACCAACACAACTGCAACACTCTCGGCGGTTCTTGGTCCAGACAACTATACTGCGTCATATTACATCACAGCAACTGCTGCAAATGGCAATGTCAAATATAGTGCTGGAACCAGTACCGTTACGGCGCGCTGTGCTTCGGTGTTTCTGCGCCGCAAGACCGGTACAGGAGTTATTACTTTTGGCGCTGGAACGTCTCTTGTCACGGCGACAGACGTGCCGTCTTTCGGTTGGACGCGCTATCAGGTCAACCTACTTGGGCAAAGCGGAACTTATTCTGTTACTACCAATGTTGTCACCGTCACTTTAACCAATCACGGATTTCAAACCAACGACTCATTGCGCGTTGACTATACATCCGGCACGGCGGCTGACACAAATATCAGTACAATTACTGTTGTTGATGCTAATACATTCACATATTCCCAGACTACGGCGAACACCTCTGGTAATGTTACGGTATATCCTGCGTCCGTGCGTCTGAACCTCGCAACGAATACAGATGAAGTTTATTCGTTTGGGTGGCATTTCGAGCTTGGTTATGGAGCCACGTCATACATTCCAACAAATGGAGCGGTTATTACAAGAACCGTTGAGTATATAAAAGCTGATGGCACAGACTTCACCAACAACTTCAGCATCAACAACGGTGCTTATTTGATTGATTTTGTGTGTGCGGCTGACACGATTCCGTCAACTGGCGTTGGTGCCGGAGCAACATTTTTAACGGTAGGAAATATTGCTGGGTCTACTACTACCTTATCTACCTTTCTGAATCTTTCTGACGATTCTATACGCCTATCTTCGACAGGAGGAGCAACTATAGTTTCTTCCAAGCCGTCATTTTCTTTTGGCGAACGCGTAAAGATTGGTGCCTCTTTTAATCGCGCCACTCAGCCTTTTACGCTTGCATATAAGGATGGAGTAAACAGCAGTACGAACGCATCGTTCCCGACGCCAGATCGACTTGTCTTAAATAGTTCTATAACTTTTACCAATAATTCCGCAATATGGCTCAAACGTCTAAATTATTATAATTCATACAAAACAGGCGCAGAAATGTTGGCGCTCATGGCGGGGATGTGACATGACTGATTTTGTTTTGAGAGCCGCTGATGAGGCCGATATGCGGGCTGCTTATTCGCAGGCTGGTATTCTTGACGCTGATGGCCAACTCATTGAAGGTGGTGAGTATTGGGCGGTCGCTGACGTAGGCCAGATTGATAATATGTTAGGATACTGGTGTGTTCTTCGGTGGAACATTGACCAGCTGCCGCCCATCAAACCTAACGATATCGAAATTGTCTGGCAGACTGGCGACAAACAACAATACCCGGCTGGCGTGCCGATGATGGCATGAAAGAGAGGATCGTGTGGCTACGACCGGCACATACACATTCAATCCCTCGCTTGGCGAATTGACGCTTTATGCGTACAACTTGATTGGTGTTCGCAACACGGCACTGCTTCAGGAGCATCTTGAAGCAGCGCGCATGGCTGCGAACTTGCTTTGCTCGAATTGGAGCAACAGGGGCGTCAATCTATGGGCTGTGGATCTTGTAACTGTCCCCCTCGTGGCCGGGCAATCGACCTATTCGGTTGACGCCAACACTGTCATGATCCTCGACGCTTACATGACCATTGACGATGGTGTTTCTGATCCCATCGACCGGATCATTCTGCCGGTCAGCAGATCTGAATACGCCTCCTACCCGAACAAAGAGCAAGAAGGCTTCACGACGGTTTTCTGGTTTGACCGCCTGATTGCGCCGACCGTGACACTGTGGCCCGTGCCAGACGGCACGTCGGCCCAGTACCTAAAGTACTACCGAGTTCGCCGCATACAGGACAGCGACCTGCAGAACGCCGCGCAGGTTGAGGTTCCGTTCCTTTGGCTGGATGCTTTTGCCTATGGTTTGGCGGCGCGTCTGGCCGTGATCTGGGCACCCGAAAAGACCGCCATGTTGAAGCCCCTTGCCGATGAATCCTACGCGGTCGCTGCAGAGCAGAACACCGAGTATGCGCAAGTGTACATCTCGCCCAGCCTCTCCGGTTACTGGAGGGCCTGATGGTGTACGCATCTCGTGCTGGTCGCGCAAGAACAAGCCCCTCCTCACCGAGGGCGCATGCCATCTGCGACCGCTGCGGTTTTCGCTACAATCATTATATGCTCAAATGGCAATTCGACTGGGCCGGCGCGTCGCTGATCAATAAACGCATTCTTGTATGCGACCGCTGCTATGACGAGCCACAGGAACAATTGCGCACGATCGCCATACCAGCCGATCCCGTCCCGATCATGAACCCGCGCACGCAGGATTTCGTCACGGCTGAGACGGATTATCGCGTTACGTCCGGGCAGAATACGATCAACCCGCAGACTGGCATACCCGTGCCGGGCGGGGATGTGCGCATTACGCAGGACAACAACAATCGAGTCACGCAGCAGACGGGCGAGCCGCCGGGTGGCCTTAACGAAGAGCCGGGCACTGACCCGAAGGTTCCGAACGATGCTGGTGGCAACGACCCCGGCTTGCCCTACAACAACGTCAATGTTCCAAAAACGGGACCACTCACATGAGTTCGATACAGATCCCCAACTTGCCCGCCGCTATTGCTTTGAATGGAACTGAGCAAGTCGAAGTTGTTCAGGCTGGCGTGTCTGTGCGCACAACTACAAGTCAAATTGCCAATCTTGCAATTTCCACGTCATTTTATGGATCGTTCTACGATACGACGACACAGACAAATGGCGGCGCGACTGTCGCCAACGCCATGACCTTTAATTCGACCGACCTGACGAATGGCGTCACAGTTGAGGCCTTGGGGAAGGTTCGCATTGCCAATGCTGGGATTTACAATATCCAGTTCTCCGCCCAGTTCGACAAGACAGACAGCGGCGATGACGACGCTGAAGTGTGGCTGTCTGTGAATGGAAACAATGTTGCAAACACTGCGACAATCCTGACTGTTCACGCTAACAATGGGCGCGCTGTTGCCGCGTGGAACTTTTTTTATAACTTCTCAGCGAACGACTACTTCCAGCTCTTCTGGCATTCAACAGACACGGACATGAGACTGCTTGCGAGGGCGGCGCAAGTCACCCCAGATAGGCCAGAAATCCCTTCGGTCATCCTGACCGTCAACAGCATCTGAGTAGGGATGATGAAAATGGAATTGCAGAACCTGATTAACATCCTCGCAGGCATTCTGCTGACCGGAATTGGATGGGCTGCTCGTGAGCTTTGGAGCGCGGTTAAGTCTCTTCGGGAAGACGTGAAGCGCATCGAAGTCGCCCTACCCACCAGCTATGTGCAAAAGAATGAGTTTTCAGACGGATTGAAGGAGATCAAGGAAATCTGCCGCCAGATATTTGAGAAGTTGGATCATAAGCAGGACAAGAACTGATGGCTAATGACAAGGTCGCCATTTGGAACCAGACGGTCAAGCTGGGGCGTTCTCCGGCTGATGGTGAGCTTTTGATTGGCAATGGCGCAGATTTCAATCTTGCGGCACTGACAGCTGGCACCGGAATCTCCGTCACAAATTCTGCGGGCGGAATAACGATTGCGTACACTGGCGCAGGCGGAACAGTCACAAGCATTGACGTAAGCGGCGGGACGACTGGCCTGACGTTCTCCGGCGGACCGATAACGACTTCCGGCACAATAACAATGGCCGGAACGCTCGGGGTTGCGAATGGCGGAACTGGCCAAACGTCTTATACAGACGGACAACTGCTAATTGGCAATTCATCCGGCAATACGCTGGCGAAAGCGACATTGACAGCCGGCAGCGGCATCACAATCACGAATGGCGGGGGCTCAATCACCATTGCAGCGACGAGCAGCTGGACCCTTATAAAGCGGACCTCCGACCAGACAGTCTCTTCATCGACGACATATGTTAATGATGACACCCTGCAATTCGGGGTCACAGCAGGAAAAAAATACTCGTTTCGAGGGGCAGTGGTCGTTAATGCTGGCGCTGGCGGTTTCAAAATGGCAATCAACGGGCCGGCGCTCTCGACAGGTGAGGTGCGGGTCTCATCATCATCAACAGCGCAAGTTGCTTATGACACAACATTCGTGTCGAATGGCGGCGGCTCCGGGAATTATGTATTCCCTGTTTGGGGATATTTCGATTGCGCGACAAATGGGACGTTGGCCTTGAGAGTGGCCCAATTTTCGGCGTCTGGAAGCACGATCTTCGAAACTGGTTCTTGGCTTGAGTATATGGAGATATAAGGAGAAATTCTCTTGGCATACACGGTCGTAAATCACATTCTGCACAAAGACGGAAAACCTGTCGAGCAACGCGCAACCCCGAACAAGGGCGGTGCGATAAATCCTTCCATCCTTGTCATGCATTTCACTGGCGCGGACAACGCCGCTGGGTCCGTAAACTGGCTCTGCGATTCGCAATCCAGAGTCTCAGCCCATCTGGTCCTCGATCAGAAGGGCAATGTCACCCAACTTGCGCCGTTCAACCGGGTATGTTGGCACGCCGGCAAGTCAAGTTGGGGCAAGGTCACCGCCATCAACTCAAACTCGATTGGTATTGAAATGGCGAACTGCGGGCCGCTCAAGAAGATGGCGGACGGCACCTACCGCGCAGAACTGGCAAAAAAGACTTTCCAGCCTTCTGAGGTCGTTGTTGCGGCGCACAAGAACAATCCAAAGGTAGTCTTGGGCTGGGACGATTACCCTGCTGCGCAGGTGCAAGCCAGCATCGAGATTATGGCGGCAATTGTCGCTCAGTATGGTATTAAGGAAAACAATGTTGTCGGGCATGACGACATTGCGCCCGGTCGGAAAGTGGACCCCGGCCCTGCGTATCCAATGGCGCGGGTGAAGAGCGCCGCGTTTGGCAGGAAGTAGGAGGTAGAAATGACTTCTGATCAAGTTGGCGGCATTGTCCGCGCTGTTCTTTCCGTCGCTCTTGGATACGCGGCAGGCAAAGGGCTCATTGCTTCTGGCGCTGTCGCCGATCTCACGGCTGCTGTCTCGGCAGCTGTTATCGCGGGATGGTCCGCCTATACGAATCGCCCTGCAAAATGATTGAGATCCTTGTCTGGGGCTCTTTAATTCTTCTTTGCGGCTTCATGATCTGGGCCATCGCGAAGATGGCCGAGGCTACGGGGGAGGCCCGCGCCTTGCGCGAGAAGGCCGAAAAGGAGGCAAAGGATGCCAAAGCGGCTGGCACTGTTATGGCTGAAAATCGCCCTCCCGGCGACACTGCTGGCAGGCTGCAACGCGGCGACTTCTAGCGGCTGCGTGCCGCTAGTAACCTATTCCAAGGCGTTTCAGGCTCAGGCGGCAAAAGAGTTCGCGGCGGCTGGTCCAAACGTCCAGCAGCTCGTCACTGACTACGGGAAGACGAGAGACGCCATTCGCGCCATCTGCCAGTAGGTTTTCGGCGCGATAACTGCTAAAATAGGCGTTCAGGAGCGCGGAAATGACGACGGGCCTCTCATACGCTGGAACAGTCGCTGGCACGACCAGCTACATTACTCAGATCGCGACGATGGCCGTCGTCGAGGAGACCAATGCGGAATTTTTGAAAATCCTACCGCAGATGATCACATACGCCGAAAATCGGATGTATCGTGACATTGATTTCATGTTTACTTCGACGTCTCTACACGGCGTCAGCTTTGTCCTGACGCCGGGCAACAGAAACTTGTCATTCGACATAAATCTATCTCTAAATACTGACGCGCAGTCCGGCACTTTTGTCGTAAGCGAGCAGATCAATCTGTTAACTGACGCAAATGGCAACGCCTCCGCGACGACAAATCCTGACGCTTGTCTCCGCGTTCCGCTCGTTCCTACGACGAAAGAGTTCCTTGACGCAGTTTATGGATCATCTTTGAGCGCAAATCTTGGCAAACCAAAATATTTTGTCCCATTCAATGAGACATTGTTCTTTGTTGGTCCGGTACCGGATCAAGCCTATCCTGTTGAGGTTGTTGGCACCTACCGTCCCAATAGTCTCTCGGGAACAAATACCACAACTTTCATCAGCCAATACTTACCAGATCTCTTCATCATGGCTTCAATGATTTATATTTCAGCGTATCAACGGAATTTTGGCAGGGCAAATGATGACCCTCAAATGGCCGTGACTTACGAAAGCCAATATCAGGCACTGCTAAAAGGCGCGATGGTTGAAGAGGCCCGTAAAAAGTTTGAAGCGTCGGGTTGGTCTTCTCAATCTCCCACCCCCGTCGCAACGCCTACGAGGTAATAAAAAATGCCTCACGCGGCTTTGAAACTTGTTCCCGGCGTCGATCAGAACCGCACATTGGCGCTCAATGAAGCCGCGTTGTCGGAATCAAATCTGATCCGTTTTGTTCCTGATCGCCAAGGCATCGGGCTCCCACAAAAGTTGGGAGGCTGGCAAAAATTCTTTAGCAACAGCGTCGGCTCCATCATTCGCGCCTTGTGGGCGTGGGAAGATACGAGCGGGCGTTCTTGGCTTGGCGTTGGTGCAGAATCATCTCTGAGCGTTATCTATAACAATGCCCAGAGCATCATTACGCCGCAGACGACAACGGATAATAAAGCGGTCAATGTTTCGACAACCTCTGGCAGCTCAACTGTCACTATCACGGCGAATGGAAGTTCTCTTGATGCTTACGATGTTGTTGATATTCGAACACAGATTTCTGTTGGTGGGTTAATCTTATTTGGTAAATATCCAGCTATTGCTGTCTCTGCAAATCAGTTTCAAATCAATGCTATTGATGTTTTTGGTAATCTTAAATATGCCACTTCCACAGTTGCATCTGGCGGCGCAGTGCCATCATTTTCTGTGACGTCCGGCAGCGCATCCGTTCAAGTCACTTTGAACAATCATGGGTTTCTTGCAGGAGACACATTCCCCGTTCTTGTATCTACGACGGTTGGCGGGATTGTCTTTTCTGGCAATTACACGGTCCTTTCTTCGCCTGCGCCTACGACCAACACTTTCTACATCACGGGCGCAAATGCTGCGACGTCTACTACGTCCGCTAATATGAATAGCGGCAATGCACAATACATTTACTACAATGGCATCGGTCCTGTCGCGCCAAACGCGGGTTATGGTGTCGGTGGTTATGGAACGGGCGGATACGGTTCAGGCATTGTTGCTCCGGCAGGAACCGGCACACCGATCACGGCCACCGACTGGACGCTCGATAATTGGGGCGAAATCTTCGTCGCGTGTCCGTTAAATGGACCTATCTACATTTGGTCGCCTTCGAACAATACACCTGTCGCGACAATCATAGCTAATGCTCCTGTTGCAAATAGCGGCATGGTTGTCGCCATGCCTCAACGTCAAATCATTGCGTGGGGATCGACATTCAATGGCGTACAGGATGCCCTTCTATTGCGTTGGTGCGACGTCGATAATTATGACGTATGGGCTCCGCAAGTCACCAATCAGGCGGGTTCGTTCCGCATTCCAAAGGGATCGAAGGTTGTCCAGTGTATCCAAGGGCCGCAACAGACGCTGGTTTGGACGGACTTGGGCGTTTGGGCGATGCAATATGTCGGGCCTCCCTATGTCTATCAAATCAACGAGCTTGGTACGGGCTGCGGCCTGATCGGTCGCAGGGCTGCCGCCTCAATGGGTGGCATCGTTTACTGGATGGGGCAGAGCCAATTCTTCAAATTATCCGGCAACGGCGTCGAGCCAATACGCTGCCCGATATGGGATGTCATCTTTCAAGACTTGGACACTGATAACCTCGACAAGATTCGCGTTGCGCCAAACTCACGTTTTGGCGAAATATCTTGGTATTATCCAACCAACAGCAACGGCGGCGAAGTCAGCCATTACGTCAAATATAACATTTTGCTAGACCAGTGGGATTTTGGCACTCTTGCACGCACGGCGTGGATCAATGAGAGCGTGCTGGGTCCGCCGATTGGCGCTGCACCAAACTATTACATCTACCAGCATGAAACGACTCCAGACGCCGATGGTATGGCTATGAATAGCTATTTCCAAACCGGCTACTTCGCGATGACAGAGGCCGATGTCAAAATCTTCGTTGACCAGATATGGCCAGACATGAAATGGGGCTATTACGGCAGCGCACAGAATGCGCAGGTAAAAATTACTTTCTATGTCGCCGATTATCCCGGCCAAACGCCTTTGACTTACGGCCCCTACACGATGACACAGGCGTCGACGTATATTACGCCAAGGTTCAGGGGACGTCTGACATCGATCAAAGTTGAGAGCGATGATATTGGCTCTTGGTGGCGTATTGGAAACATTCGCTACCGCCTGCAGCAGGATGGGAAATACTGATGCCAGCAAGCCTTGACGATATTTTAACAACGCAAAAGAACGGCGTCATTGCGCTGAACGCAATTCAGCAGTCTCTGGCGTCTGAAGTTGCGACTGTCACAACGGCAGTTGCGACGGCTTCGACGTTTGTTGTCGCGGGCAAAGGTCGTCTTTTGCGCTTCAGTGTAACAGTTGCTGGAACGACTGTTGGCTTCGTCTATAACAGCGCAACGCCAACAGGTGGCGCGTCGTCAAATGCACTGGTGGCATGCCCGAACACGATCGGCGTCTATGAATCCAATGTGGTTTTCGATGCCGGTCTCGTGATTGCGCCCGGCACTGGGCAATCCATCAACATCACTTATCTCTTGGGGTGATCCATGCCGCTCGCAAAAGGTAAATCCCAGAAAACAATCAGCTCCAACATTTCGGAGTTGATGCACACGGGTAAATATCCGCAAAAACAGGCGATCGCAATCGCGCTTTCGACAGCGCGCAAAGGCAGAGCGGCTGGTGGTTCGCCTCCCATGACGCCAAAGACTTCCGCGCCAAAGACGGAAGCTATTCACACTGGTCCTATTCACAGTCCGGTGGCAGGCAGGACCGACCACCTCAACATGCACGTCCCCAGTGGGGCGTATGTGATCCCGGCAGACATCGTGTCTGCGCTTGGCGAAGGTAACACGATGGCAGGCTTTCGGGCTGTCAAAATGATGTTCAATAAGGCGCAGGGGTATGCCGCCGGCGGAGAGGCCGAGACGGGCGAGCCGGTGCCGATTATCGCTGCGGGCGGCGAATATGTGTTGTCACCGCAGGAAGTAGCTTGGGCGGG